CACGGTGGGGGGGGTGTTGGGGGGCGGCCCCCCCAACCAACTTGTTGCACGTTAAGGAGAAATGGCATGAATATCTCAGTCAGATTGCGTGGCAAGGTTTGGCAAGCAAGGGTGAGGTATCGTGGAGCAGATGGACTTATTCATGAGAAGCACCACTCTTTGAGTGCTCCATCGGATAAATCTGGTCGAGGAAAAAAGACCGCCATGCTCGAGGCTGAGAAATGGGTTAAGGATGCGGGGTTTGTTGAAGTTGTTGAACAGAGTCAAGCAACAAGGCTTGATTGTTCGGCGTACACATACTGTCTCAATTACTTTAAGAGCCTCGTGGCCACGCAACAAATAGAACGTCGTACTTATACGTCTTACAAGAATAGTATTCGCTATATAGATCTCTTCTTTGGTGAGAAACGCTTACAGGACATTACTATTACAGACGTTGAGATGTATGTGTCCTGGCTTTACGACTCCAACTACTCAGCAAATACTATCAAGAAGGCTTTCAATGGATTACGTCAATGTACACGCCATGCCGTAGCGATTAGAGATCTGCAATATGACCCCTGTGCGTCAATCAAGGCTCCTAGGGGCCAGCTTGCGATGCCAAATCCTTTGGACGAACCTTCCCGCAAGAAGCTTCAAGTTATGCTTGCTGCTCTAGAGCTTTCTCCCATGGTTATTGCAACGTATTTGGCGTACTTTACTGGTATGAGACGTGAGGAGTGCTGCGGGCTTCAGTGGAAGGATATAAAGCTCAAAGCTGAGGACGTCACAGCACACCTATGCCGCGCTATTTCGTATGATGGCGGTAAGACCTACATTAAAGGCTTAAAGAACGGTAAAACCAGAACGGTACCTGTCCCAGCACCACTCGTAGACATTCTTAAGCAATGGCGTTCTAAATACATCGAGGACTGTATGTTGATGGGAATTGCGTTTAATGAAGAAATGTATGTCCTTGGAGACTTCTCAGGCGAGTATCTCAGGCCAGAGCGAGTCACAGCTTGGTGGAAGAGACATTCGGAAGAATGGGGGCTTTTAGGAACGCAAGGGAGAAGGCCGGTCTTTCACGATCTAAGGCATACCTATGCGACGATTGCAGTTAGGACCATGGATATCAAGAGCGCTCAAGATATCCTTGGCCACAGCGACATCAATATGACGATGCGCTATGCTGATACAGATCTAGAGCAGATTCAGAAGGCAGGAAAAATCATCGGAGAAGCTCTCAATGACGCTCATAAAGATGGTGCAGAAATACTACAGCTGCGGCGAGCAATATAAAAAGAGGAGCTTAAAGCTCCTCTTTTTCGTTCTCTTTTTCTATTTTCTGGAACAGAGAGACGAGCTTTCTTTGGTCTACAGCCGGAAGAACCATATCTTCAATGTCCATGTTGTATAAAAGGCTTGAAATTTTATTTCTGGCAAATTCATACGAACTGCTAGAAACTGTTTTTAAAAGCTCATTGTATAGTCTTGTATCTGCATTACCATTAATGGTAATAGCTGCTTTGCTATCCACAACAATCTTCACTGAAGCAAATGCATCATCTTCATTTTCTTTGAAAAGGTCGATTCCAATTCCAAGAGTAATCGCTTTCGCGTGCAAATTAGTTGCTTTTACCGTTTTTGTTGCACAAGAAATTGGGTTTAATGCGAACGTGAAGTGGTCAACTATTCCTTTTGTGTCAGCTGATGTTTTTGCCTTAAGTTCTCGTATTCTAGTATCAACTAATATATGCGTTAATGCCTCTGCTTTTCGTGACATTACATACGCTCCCTTGCATCATACGTTTGAGTTTGAACATGTTCTTTTGGCTGCTTAAATACCATGACATCACATGGTTGAGGCGACCAATATAGCAGCTCCTGCGGGCGATAATTTTCTGATTGAGTTAGATCTTGCTTTTGCTCTACGCCAGAAAGTCCGTCCTGGGACCCAAAGTCGTTGTATTCTTTTCGAGCGTCAACACTTGCTTTTGTGACGTATTCTCTTCCTTGATACGAGAATGTTTCGAGCTTGCCTGATTTAACAAGCTGGGTTACGCGCCCTTGAGAAATCCCAAGCGCTCTTGCGGCTTCTGACTTAAGCATTCTTGGTATTGCGCCAATACCTGTGTCTATAGCCAGCGAGTAGATTTTACCCTCGTATTGCGGGCTATTGTCAATCGTAGGCTCTGGTAAGTTATCTCTGTGCATAAGCCGATGTTGGATTTCCGAGGTCAGTAAATCAGCAGCCATTTCAAGGCATTCTTGCTTCGAAAATCCTTCAGTAGCTCCCTCGAAATCAAAGGGGACAGCTATATAGTAATCATCATCTTTGAAGATTTCGATTTCGTATAAGTACAACATTTTCATTTCCTTTAGTTGTCTATTCTTGTCTGCTTTAATATCAGCTTATATAGACTCTCTTTTATTTCAGCGTGTCTTGGTACGTTCGTATATCTTCCGTCTTTATGCTCGAACTTCTCGTGCTTTGTACCGCCGACAGAATAAAATCCCGCCGCTCGTAGCTTGGCTATAAGTTTCCTTCTCGATGCCATTAGTGCGTCTCCTGTTGGCAACAGTCTAAACATTCCTTTAGTGGTTTTCAAGTATTATTTAGCTTATTTAAGGTCATATAAGCTTCTGAAGATCATGTTAGTTCTGTAAGAACTTTTTGACCTCTATTCTTCTTCAGGCTTAGCTTTCGACTTTGTGACTGGCTTCTTACGCTCGTCTTTTTTCATTTTTGCGATTGCCTTGCGGCTGTCATCCGTTACCTTCTCGGGCAAGAACAAGCGCGAGATTAGTGCTTCTGCGATTTCTGAATTTTTAAGGTTCTGACCCGTGGTGTTCTTGATAGCAACTCGCAGCTTATTAATGACCTCAGTTGAGATGATGTGGTCTGCAAGGTTCTCTCCAGAGAGCGCAATGCGCCTTTGATAATAGTCATCAATCTCATTCTTTCGATGCGCCTCTTCAGAAAGCAGGTAAAGCAGCTCTGTTTTCTGTGCTGGAGCTGTTTCTTTGTCGGAGATGGTGACTCTGAATACTAGCTTTGTGACAGGAATTTTGCCTTCGAGTTTAGTGCGATAGACTTGCCAGTCATCGCCGTTTGTGAGAATAATCCAGTCAATGCCTTCGTCAACAGCGTATTGACGCGCTTGGTTAAGGTGTGTTTCCTTGAGCTTAAGGCCAATCTGCTTAACCTCAACGACAAATACCTCTTCATCCGATGTTCTAACGACATAATCTGCAAACCGAGAGCCAATCATCTGCTCAGCTGTGACATTGTCAAACCTATCCCAGCCGAGATATTCGCACAGGATGTCTGAGACAATCTTGCGTGTATCAGCCTCTTTGAAGTCTTCGGCACGACCTTTTTCTACGATGGACGTCATTCGTCTTAAGCCTTTTTTGATACGGTCCTTCGCTTTGTCTTGGTAAACAGCCATTTCACAAACCCTTTCACAATTCCTTCAAACTTTTATATATCGGACTCAGTTTTTGTCCGGTGTTAACACTAAATTGGAACGTGCGTTCCTTGAGAATTAAACATGTCTTATTTCTTCACGCCTGCCAAGCTCTTCAATATTCTCCAAGTTTAAGCTCGTATTTACCGATTGGCTTAGCTCTGTACATAGATCTATTCCTTAGATTCTTTTCTGCAGTTCAGTAATTACAGCATCTACATCTTTAAGTTTGTTAAATAAATCGTCTAATTGCTTTGAGTTTTCAAGCTGTTCTGGCGATGACTTTTCTCCGATTAGTTCTTCAAAAGTACAGTCCAGAACCTCACATATTTTCTTTGCATGTTTGATTGTTATTTCAGTTTCTTGACGTTCCCAAGCACTAATTACTCGTGATGATACTCCCACAGCTTCAGCAAGGTCTCCCTGGGACATACGGCGCATCTTACGGATTTGCTTCAATTGAAGATTAAGTTCTTCCATTGGTGCTCCTTTCATCTAGCTGGCATTTTACCACTTTCTACACAAAATATACAAATTTCGTAAAAATATTCTTTACATTTACGAATTTCGTAACTATTATGAAGAAGAACTTACGGATTTCGTAAGTTTCTAGATAAAAGTTAGTTGTTCTTTGAAAATCGCATTAATCAAGTATTTGTTTTATCCCTACGTTTTATAGATTGGAGGCAACCATGGATCAGATGGATTCAATTGCTGTTCGTATTCGTATCGCAATGGCTAGAGAAAATGTGTCAGCTCGTGAGCTTGCAACAAGAACCAACCTTTCTGAATCGACAATTTATAAAGCAAGTAAAGAGGAAAACGACGAAAAAACTAGCTTAAAAACTATTCGTCTACTTGCTGATGCACTAAATGTCTCTGCAAAGTGGCTTGCATGTCTGGAGTAATAAATGCCAATACCTCAAAATACTGGCTCGGCATGGTCATATCACTGGGAGCCTAAAATCGAGCATAAGCTCGAACCAGAAAAAGCCAAGGCACCACATACCACAATATCTCGCATTGAGGGAGCATCGCTTGTAAAGAGTTGTTTTAACGATGCTTATTACGCAAGTGAAGACGGTGGAAACCTGTGGTTTCTTGGTAGTTTTGAAACAGCTCAAGAAGCAAATGAAGCATTTGAAAGGTGGACAAAATGTCACTAGAAAATGATGCGCATACCAAAACTATTAGATATAGAGTAAAACTTGAATCTGGAAGTCTCAACGAATTGGAAATGACTTACAAGGAGCTGTGTGAAATCACCAAGAAAGCTGTTTCTGTGATGGATAAAATCAAGGAACTTTCTGAGGTGCCTATTATTCTTGTACCTGTGACAAATCAAGAATAACGTGCTGACCACAATTAGAGCAAGTGCCTTCACCGTTTTCGGTAACTATCTCTTCTCCACAGGCTGGGCATTCGATATGTGCTCCGTTCTTAAGAAGCTCTAATAGCGCTTCTTCATTTAGCTCGACATTAAACTCATTGCTCATAAATATACCTTTCTGGTATGCGCATGCAAAAGTCTAGATAGATTGAGCTGCAGTGAAAAGAAAAAATCCGCAAACGGTAATCGTCCGCTGTATTAATTCATTCAAGATAAAAGTGCCCTCCTCACGTTGCACCGTGGGAGAGCGTGTCCAAAAACTTTAAGGAGTTGAAATGGACAATACAAGTATACAAGTTTTTAGTTCTCAAGAATTTGGAGAACTCAGAGCCCTTAAAGGATCTGATGGAGAGCCTTGGTTTGTCGCTAAAGACGTATGCGATTTCTTGGAAATTACAAATAGAAACCGTGCAATGCAGCGTCTTGATGAAGATGAAAAGGGGGGTACGCATATGTACACCCCTGGAGGGAATCAGGAAGTTAGGCTAATTAGTGAGGCTGGGTTTTATAACTTGCTGTTTTTGTTTGAACCGACAAAAGCAAACAAAGCCACTCGCGAACAGCTTCTTGCGTGGGAGACGAAAGTTGAACGCATCAAGCGTTTTAAGCGCTGGGTTACACATGACGTCCTTCCCGCAATTAGACAAAGCGGCGGTTACATTGCTACAGACGGCTCTGAGAGCAATGAAGACCTTCTCGCTCGTGCGGTCCTAGTCGCAAACGAAGCTATCCAGCGTAAGGATGCGCAGCTTAAAGAGCAGCAGCGTCAGCTCTATGAGAAGGATACAACCATCATCGAGCAGGGTGCCAGAATTGATGCGCTCGCGCCAAAAGCTGGCGTTTACGACACGGTTATTAGTGTCAAAGGCACGATGACAATCACGGACGCTGCCCGATACCTTGCACAGTATGACCCTCTAATGAATCGCAAACGTCTCTTTGCGCTTCTCCGTGCCGATGGAATGATTTGCCAGGGGAGCAACGCTCCAACCAAGCGAGGAATTGAGACAGGTAGATTCGTGCAGATCATGAGCACCCGTCGAGACGGCAAATCAAATGAGCCTTATGCCAGGATGACGCAGAAAGGCTTTGACTGGTGCGTTACCGCTTACTGCACAGCTCCACTCATTGATTAGCTCTTATGGAGAGCTTGCGAAACACTGAGCTTATAACCGTTGAACAGGCTTCTCAACTATTAGGTATACCCGTTTCCACGATGCGCAAAATGTGTGCAAGAGGGGAGGTGTATGCCAAGAAAGCCGGTAAACGATGGCTCATTAATAAACGGATTCTTCTGAGCCTTTATGGCTTACATTCTAAGGAATAACCCATGAAAAAAAGAATAATTCTTGTGGCTTTGCTGCCCTTGCTGGTCTACTTCACAGCTGACTGCTTGGGCATTTTTGAGCCGCACAATGTGGCATATTTAATGGCTTTTAGATATGCCCTAATCGCATATGGCCTTGTTGGAGCTTTAGCCGTATGGCTCAAGGACAAAGAGAAAGAGGTTTGCAATGTTGACTAGACAGGAGCGTCAAGAGATTGCAGAGAGAGCTAAAGAGTGTAAGAAAGAAGAAGAGCTTAACTGGGACCAATTTTCGTACGTTCTTCTCGGCATTCAGCGTTGGAGGAATGACGATGAGCTTTTAGACCGCATCATTGAGCTCTGTAACGTGTCCAATGTAGACGAGCTGACATTTAGGCCATCAACGGATGAACTGTACTTGCAGGCTTTGAAAGCTAAACATGAGCGCATTGCTGCATATGTCGAAGCTGATTCGTACGTTAATACGAGGCATATTATCAGCTGCATTGAAGACTTTGACACAGCAATCGCACACTACAAGCGACTGGTCGAAAGGGGCCACAATGCTAACTAAAGAAGAGCGTGCAGCAATCGCTGAGAGGTTGAGGAGCACTTATTACATTACCAACTCAACACTCTTTAAGGCTCTCACAGGGGAAGAAGAACTAATCGAAAATGACCAGGTTAAAGAGCTTTGTGTGATAGGCAGGGTTATCTTTGAACTCTGCGACACGTCAAACATGCTTGAGTTGCCAGTGGACAAAGACGGCGAGGTTATCCGCATTGGTGACACGGTGTACGATAGCGACGGCGATGAGTATAAAGTCACAGGGTACAAAACACTCTTTGAGGATACAAATATTTTCTTGTCAAATGGTTCAGAACCAGTTTACGCAACGGTATTGGCGCATTACGTAACTCACAAACAGCTTGTAACGATTGGGGCACTTGTTGAGCGAATTAAAAATGTCATGAATGACGATAGTACGACCGTATGGGCTTACGATGAATTGGATGACATCGCTACCCAACTAGAGCATCTAGGTGATAACGATGAGTGACATTACACCTGAGGAGCGCCGTAAGGTTGCGGAGAAGCTGAGACAGTATGTGAATGGCTTTGATTTTGGTGACGCTAACCCCGTTTGGTACGTCATGAAGTCTGTTTTTGGAGATGTGCACAAGCGCGAATACAGCGAGCTGTTCACTCGTCTAGCCAACTTAATCGACCCAACATGCCATCAAGTAATAGAAGACGAGACGCAAGTTTGCAGCGAGTGCTCAGAAGACCTAGACGAGGGGTATGGATGGGAATTCTGCCCTAACTGTGGCGCAAGGGTGGTGCGCCGTAATGACAAAGCGTGATTATCGAGACATTAAAGAGTTAGAGAACTATGTATACGACTATGACACGAGTAAGGGAGATTATGAGTTCTGTCCCAACTGTGATGGGGCAATTAAGACATCCAACATTGAGGTTGTCGATATGCAAGACGGTGACTGCGACTATGGTGTTTGTCCTCATTGTGGCGTTTTGCTCAAGTTGCGCTTGGTGCCAACGTATTATTTCGAACCCGAAATCTGTTCCGTCGAAGAATTCGAGACGGAAATGTGCGTTAAGTTTATCCAGGAGGAACAGTAATGGATCCTGTTGAGAAAGCTGTTGACCTCATCAATCGTTATGCCTTACTGGCATATTTGAGTAATGGTGAAACTCTCGGTAGTGACATTAATGGCAAGCGAGTGTACTTATCAGGACCGATTACTAACACAAAGAACTATAAAGGCTTGTTTATGTTTGCTGAAGAGCTCACTGCGCTTGGCGATGCTGAGCAGATCTATAACCCCGCAGCGCAAATTTCTGCAAGTTCTAGCTGGGAACAGGCAATGCATCGGTGCCTTTCAGAAATTACTAATTACGATACAGTAGTAATGCTGCCCGGCTGGAATGTTTCTCGTGGCGCAAAACTTGAGCGTGATGTTGCACTTGCCTGTGGAATGCACATTGTTAATCTCAGTGAAAACAAGATTATTAATGGCCTTTATAACTCGCTTAAAGAGGCTCTTGAAAAACTCTTGTAAGTCATATTACTAATAGAAAGGAGGCTCATATGGGTGCCGCAGATATTGTTGTTCTAGTCTTTTGCATTCTCGCTGGTATTGCTTTTGCTTTTAGCGATTAAATTCCTCATTTTTTAGAGGGGAGGTTTAGTGCTTAAAAAATTCATTGAATCGATGACGATGTTTATAGCTTCCTTTTGTGTCGTTATCTTTATTTCTTCTTCTGTTCTTCTTGCTTATTCCTTTATTTTTGAGCAGCTCAAAAATAACCCTTCATTTCCAGGACTGATATTGGCATCAGTAATCGTTGCTGCGTGGTGTACACACGATTGTGTACTAGCTTCAAATAAATAATTCCCTATTTTTAACAACTAAAGAAAGGCTTTAACCATGAAGAAGATTCTTCAGTGGCTGGCTGTTTGCGTGTTCGCGGTGCTGGTATGTGTGCCAACTCTCGCACAAGCGCAGACGGTACCGACTACAATCACCAGCTTTAGAGTTACCGACAAAAACAAGCAAGACTTAACCTCTGCATTCACGAACCAAGACATCTATTTAACCGCTTCTTGGCAAGCGCAAGGTGAAGTTCACGAAGGCGACACGTTCTCGCTGGGTATTCCTGATATTCTCGACTTCCCAGCGACTAACGCTGCAAGCTTCAACATTTACGCGCCCGATGGTGCTGTCATGGCAACCGCACAAGTAACGCCAGGATGTGTCACGATTACATACACGTCATGGATAGAGGGTAAAGACCATGTTCAAGGCACGCTATGGCTGGTGGCTCATGTCAAGGCTGACGCAGCGGCAGGCACAACCACGCTAAGGCTCATTGATGAAGCCACGGGGCAGGTTGTCGAGACTAGCTTTGAAACACGCCACTACGGAGCTATCCAACACGAGGTCATCGCCAAATGGGGTGTCAAGACCGACCACGGAACGGTTGAGTGGTCAGTCAGACTCAACCACGCAGCGGATAACCTCACTAACGTTGTACTAGAGGATACAGCGCAAGAAGGTACACGCATTATCCCTGGCTCGTTTAGGCTCTATCGCGTTCATATGGACGCATACAGCAACATTGACCCTGCAAGCTGGGTGCGTGTCAACGTTCCCGAGCCAGTAATCAACGGTAGCGGCTTCACTTGGGACTTGTCGAGCGTGGATTTTCAAGGCAACCAATACTTTATGTGTTACGAAACCGAGGGAACAGAGACAACCTCGAACGCAATTCAGCTAGAGAGCCGCGAAACTACGCAGGGTTCACGTTATCAGTACGTAAGCCAGGACAGCGGCGGCAACGGTAACGGTGATAATCGACCGCAACCAACAGAACCGGAGACTCCGCCTACTCCAGAGCCAACACCAGAGCCAACACCAGAGCCAACACCAGAGCCTAATCCAGGACCACAGCCACAGCCTACTCCACAGGACGCAGACCCAGAGCCACAGCCCGAGCCAACAAAGCCAGTGAAGAAGGTAAAGAAGAAGGTTGTACTACCTGCAACTGGTGATACCCAAAACGTTGCAGTTGTTGCTGGCGTTGGAGTTATCGCAATTGTAGTTGCGCTGGTAATGAGCATGCCACTAAGGAGAGACTAATGAACCCTAAAGAAGCAGAAGACAGAGAGCGTCTC